ATTTCTACTAATTTACAAAAACCATCTACAAATTCATATTCTGGACCAAGTTCATCACAACAAAGTTCATTGGTTAGAGGAACATTTACCAAACCACCCCCAATCGTAATTTCAGGTACTCTAACATCCCTTTGAGTTCTAGAAGCTGTAGCATCACCCTCTTCAGCCTCATTTTCTTCACCATCTATAATACCTGGTTTTTGATAATAAACGGTACCGTCTATAATAATTATTGTTTCACTGTCTGGACATTCTTCATAAATACATTCACAGTCTTCTGGTTGAATTGTAGCACTTGGGTTATAATTAATGGCTGTTGGGTCTGTACATCCAGATACCTCTGCTGGTGTAAATATACAACTACCGTCATCTTGATTAGCCTCAGGATTATAATTATTGGCAGTTGGGTCAGTACAACCTAAAATAGGTACGGGTGGGTTTAAATCTTCAGTTATACAAGCCATCTTTTATTTTATTATATAAATATTTTTTATTATTATTTTTTATCCTACCTCATTATCTTCATTCGGGTCAATTGTGGTACTAGGTTTTAAACAAAAAGGTATACCTGGTATGGTTATAACTTGACCACTTTCATTGATGAAAGTATCTGTAGTTGCCACCCAACTACCTTCACCATATCTTAATACACAACAAGACTCGTCTATTGGTTTAGTTGTACCATCTGGTCTTGTGAAACCTAACACTATTTCATCCCCATCACCATTAAATCCTGTTATTTCGTACTCTATTGGTGGACAAGAATAACAAGGTGTTGTACCATCAGAAACATTATAATAGTTATCAAAACCTAATCTATTACAACAAAATTCATTTTCTAAGGGTAAAAATGCTGGACCATCATTTGGTTGTCCTGTTGCGTATACTAAAATACCATTCGAATCACTTTGTACATCTGGACAAAATTCGTTTTCACAGAAATCCTCACCACCAGTAAGAATACTAATATGAAAAGAACTCTCACCATTACTACTAGTTTCATCGTCTCTACCAGCATTTAAGACTTGAGCGTTTAATATTCTTATATCCTCAGTGTCATTCATTATGTTGGCGTAAAAAGAAGGTAGTGGTGCCTCATTATCATATTCAATGAGAGTACTACCGTTATTTATTTGTTCTACACCTTCATCAGTAATGTCTATTGTTGTTTGACCAACACCTTCAACGGTACCTAAACTATAATCTGTAAAATAGTTAAAGGTTAATAAATTTAAATTTGTTATTATTTGTTCTGGTACAAAATTCTCTAAAAGACATCTGTACTTATCAAAGTAAGCTCTACCATAATCATAAGGACCGAAGTGTGGGTTATTACCTTTTACATCTGGTTTGGTATTGTCTGGTACCCCACCATCATACCAAAACCCATTTAGTTGAAAATAGTATTCGGGTGTGTTAGGTAATATTTTAGGATAACCATCAGTATCTATCCTTAATTGATTTTCATTAGGTTGGAAACCATAATAACTTGTTAACTCACTAATAATCTCTTGGTAATCTAATTTTTGTTCTACCACATAAACTATTTCATCTAGGTCTACCAAACACTCATCAATTCTAAATAAATTTAAAAAGAACTCAATTACTTTTCTAGTTCCTTTAGATTTGAATAACCACCAAGCGTTAATGATTAATCTTCTCCACAACTCAATATCCATTTCTTTAAATGAAGTACCTTTGGTATTGGAAGGGAAATCACTTTGATTAGTTAATCTAAAAAATTCTAATAACTTCTCACTGTTGTAAGATTGTAAAGTATCAAAACCTAATGTTCTAGCCATCATTTTTATCAACTCATCTGGGGTGTTTTCATTTTCATCATAAGTAACTACATTAGCGAATGAAATACCATCAATGTATGTTTTAACTTTATCATACTCCCTACCCCAAATCTTAATTAGTTTATTCATTTTACGACCACTAGTAGGGTCATTACCATCACCTGCTGTATCAAATTCAAATATGGCCCCAGCGACAAGTTTTCTTGTCATTATATTCGTTCTTTTAGAATCGAAAGCTTCCGCAAAATTTATCATACCTAAAAGATAGTCAGCATAATCTCTACCTTGAATAGATATATTGTATCCATCTTCTAATGGCCAAGTAAATGTGTTAAACGATTCTACACTAAAACCTAATCTAGCTTCACTATTGTTTTTTAAATTGATTGTATAAATAGGTATAGTCTCCCTATTCATCAATTGAGTTTGGAATGGTGTTAGTTCTCCATAAAAGGTTTCATCCAATACATCATCATTTGGTTTGATGTGATATCTAAATGAACCAGAACTAGTACCACCAGTAAAAAGGGTTGGCCAAGCAACACCCTTTGTTTTTATTTTTATATAATCATCTGTTAAAGTATCTCCTGTATATGCTATTATAGGAAATTTACCGAAGTCATTTGAAATTTCGTATTTAGTAAAATTACTAGGTAGATATGAAATGTCGTTTACATCATTAGATAAAAAATCTACATCTTCACTTGTTATTAATTCAAAAAAGTTTTCTATAACATTCTTAGATACTGTAAAATAACTAATATTTTTGTGTGGGTCATAAGAAAAATCGGTTACAGTGTCGTTTATATAAGAAAACCTAATAAATAAACTACCCTTCCATTTTTCAATAACACCTATTATTTCTGACTCAACAAATTTACTAGCGTCACTAAAATAAACATAAGATAATAAATCGTTTTTACTACTTTTTAGTCTAACATCTAATCTATTACTAGTTTTCTCATTTATTTTTACCGATTCTTCATTACTTATTTCTAAATTATCTAAAGTAAATTTTTGTGAAAACTCACCAGTATTAAAAAACTCACCACTTATGTTTGAATTGTTTGTAGTTAAAGAGAAGTTACCTAAAGTAAAAAAAGAGTTAGGGTCCGTGAATTGTTGACCCACTAAATTGGGTGCGAAGTCCCTATCTCTATTTTGATAAGCTTTAGTTAATGAACCTGGTACTACTCTTCTTGCCATTTTATTTTATTTTTTATACTGAAAATATATTACTAAATGATTTACTATCATCTATATTAAGTCTTATTTCTCTAGCCTCATATAATGGATTACCAGCATCATCTTGTACCTCGAATAAGTTATATTGTTTATAAATGTTATTATCATCGTCATAAACAGTATAAATACCATCTTGAATAGACTTAGATTGGTTTCCGTATAAAGCGTAAGAAAGTGTTTGAGCGTCATGTTCAACCATTTCTAACTCTATGTGTACTGGGTCAAAATAAGTATTAGTTAAAGTTACCTGTTGATTGGGGGCACCAATAAAAGGTACTTGGTTAGGTAATGTTATTGCTGTAGATGTTGGTGTTAGTGTACAGAAAACCAAACTACCCGCATCATTGTATCTATATCTTATCGCTTTCTGACTTGTGTTGTTTAAGTTTTGATTAACTGGTTCTACTCTACCACTAGAAGTTACTATTCTAAATAAATTTTTTTCTTTTATACCCGTCTCAACATTAAAATATTCTATTCTGAAACCTATTAGAGCGTTAGAGGTTGCTAATTCAGTAGGTAGGTCACTTACGTTGAATAAAATACCTTTAACATCTGGTGAAACAGATAGAACACCACAATCTATTATTGATATATTGGTTTCTCTAGGTCTAATTAAAATGTTATATATACCAGTGGAACCAAAAATGTCAGCTGGTAAATTTAAATTTTTAATACCGTTTATGGTTGTGTTTATACCACCAGTTACGTCAGAGATAAGAGATTCACTGTCTAACTCTGTCATAGTACCCGCCACTGTTTGTCTTGTTGGAGCATAGTTGTAGAAAATTTGGATGTCTTCGTTATTTACATCTGCTGGTCTAACTATACCGTAATTTCCTGTTGCCATATTATATTGTATTTATATTTTCGTAATAACCGTTTCTATAAGTTTCTAGTTCATTTATACTATTTATTTCAGATAACCTTTGGTGTCTTTCAAAAACACTACCTGTGTCTCTTTCCATAAATATTTCGGATTTGATTATTGGTTTACCAATTAAGCCAACATATTTACTTTCTTTATAAATGGGTGTGTTTGTGAAATTATCATATGAAAATCCATTAGTTACAAATCTTGTATTAGGGTTTATATTAAAAGATAGGGGTTGGGTTTTTTGATTATCTGTTTCAAACCCTCTCGTTCTATCTAATTTAAAGTAATTAACTATTTTAGAACCATTTTTAGGTTGTTCTGTGATTTCAGCATCCCTAATACTAGACCTTTTTTTCTTAGTGAAACTTCTTTCTACAGTAGGATTTTTTTGTAATAACTCACCACTATATATTTCTGTTTGAACCACATTGGCACTGGTTGTATAAGTTATATCATCTAAAACATAAGTAATTGTCTTCACACCAGCATCATCACTAGATATAGAAATAACCCCATTAACACCCACTTTATATGGGTCTGTTAAGTCTGTTGTTTTTACTTTAAATAATTTACTAGTTGTTGTACCTGTTATACTCATATCATAATTAATTACTAACTTCTACTACTACACCACCGTAAGGTAAAAAGTAAGGTATTGCTTCAACAAGACCAACATAGTTACCTGGTGCAATTATGTCAAAGGAGACCACCTTGGTTTCACCAGGAGCAACCACATCTGTATAAGGACCAGCCACAAAATTTGGGTCTGATGAGGTACCTAGAGTTAGAATATAACCATTAACATTATATTGTGAAGGGTCTGGTGTGGTTGGGTCATCTGGGTCATTTGCTTCCTGAACAGAAGTGTAGAAAGGGCATTTAGGTAGTGATGCTTGAAACCCTTCTGGTCCCGTTATAGTAAATGTAACGGTAACTGGTTCAAATTCACTAGCATTGTTAACAGATATACCGAATGATATCGATTCGGTTGGACTTAATGATTCTCCACTACCATATAATACTTCTAAACAAGCTGGGTCTTGTAAAGAAAAGGTTCCACTAGTGGTAAAATCTGGTAAATTATTATCACCCCCACCTGTGTCAGTATCATCATTTCCTCCAGTATCACCATTGTTAGCCTCTTGTAAGTCACTATCTTCTATTATAGTTGGTTCTTGGAATTCATATGTATTGTATATACCTAAATCTTTCATTTTTTGTTTGATAAAAAAATTGATACTTAAGTCTGGACCTTCTATAGATTGTGGTGTTTCACCAGCTCTTATCTTTTGCATACCTAAATCGTAACTATCTTCAGTATCACCAGTAAATATTATACTATAAAGTCTACTATCTATTACAATCTTTTTTTTATAAGAATCCACTAGTCTACAAATCTTAATTCAGTTAAATTTATCAAATCGTCTTGATTATCGTTTCTAGGTTCTACATAAAAAACCTTATTTGTACTACCCAAATCAGTTTGATTAAAATAAGGATTTAATAATCTTATTTTAGTATACCTCCAATCTGGATTTTGATTATAAGCTTCTACGGTTAAGTTTGGTAGGTCTGGATTGGTTTTATTGAGAAATCTAATAACACTACCATTTTTAGCATTAAAAAATGTAACATCAAAATAAAGATTAAGATAATCATCATTTTTAAATTTCTCATCTTCCTTAAACCAAAACAATCTATTAAAATTAAATTCTGTATCAAATGTTCCTTTATAACCCACCGTAATAAATTCGGAAAATAAAAAATTTTGTTCTCTTGTATTTTCTGAATCATAAAAATCTAATCTGAAAAAACTAAATCTAAAACTATTTAAAGAATTGTTTATTTCGTCTGGTGTAAAACCTGCCGCAAACCAATCAGCACTTGGTGCTTGTTGATTCGTGGTCTCAGACTGAAAATAAAACTTTAATTTTAAATTACTAGAAACATAAAAACCATTTTCTTCAACTCTTTTAGCAGAATTAAATTTTATTTTTTCCGTATCTTCGAAAGGGTTAATTACAGATTTCTCATTTTCTCTAAGAATATTTTTAATCACATCTTCGTATCCAGTATCTCTACTTTGTGAATTTAAAGTTATCGGTAAAGATTTTATTAAAACATCATTACCTCCTAGAGCACCATCTGGTATAGTATATAAATTTATATCATTTTCTCCTAAAACAAAGTTATTTACTATTTTATACTTAATCATTAGTTTGTTTTTACTCTAACACTAATATCTCTATTTGGGTATTTAATTTCGAACATACCATTGTTTTGTCCAAAAATAGTGTAGTCACTCATATCTAAACCATAAACAGCTGGTATTGATTGGTCGTCAAAACTTATTGTTGTTTGATTAGTCCTATTGTTAGAATAATTACCACCCACCAAATTGTTTACTTGGAAATTGACTAAGTTTAATACACCACCTACATTGTTAATTATTTCAACAAGGTTTGATACAAATATATCATCCCCCATTGACCATTTTTTAACATCAAAATAATCTATGACCGCTCTAATAACATTATTAACCACTTCTGATTGATTAAAGTTTTTATCTACAAATAAATCTAAGTCCATACCTAAGTTTATTACCTTACCATCAGTGATTTCCACATAATCATTTATCATTCTATAGTCAGCTAACCATGTAGATAAGTTTTGTTTTAAAGTACTAGATGAGATATTTGTTAATTGGTTCTCACTATTCAAACCGATAGTGGTTATAACAATCTTATTAGAATTTTCTTCCACACTCCATCTAAATGGTAAACCATACTTTCCTGGCATTCTTAATATCTGTGCAACATAATCCTTAGTGGTTAAAGCTCTATTTTGTGAAGCGAAATTATATTTAACTAAATTTCTGATTTCTTCTAATGAAGGTGAATTAGAACCACCTACTGCTGGTATTGGGTTAGAAACTCTTAAAGTTCTACTAACTCTTGAATTTACGGTTGAGTTAGGTCCGTCTACAACCAAACTAAAATTACCTAGACTGTTTATAGCTCCAGGTCCTATATTAGTACCAGTACCACCACCCACTCTATACTTAACATAAAGTGTGTTACCTTCTTTAGGTATTTCACCTAAAGCGGTTGTATTAATTAAATTACCATAATTGTTGGCTATGTCTATAATAGGTGAGTTTTCATTTCCTGTACCACTACCAAAAGTTATTTTACAATAACCAGTGTCAGTATATTCGGTTATAAATCTTTGTGTAACATTTTTCCATTTAGCTGGTGTTATAGATTTGTTGTCACTAACTCTAGAATTATCATCAACAAAAACTTTATCTTCAGCTAAAGAGTCTACTTGGTACCATCTAACATTAGGGTCATTAAAGACATCTAATCCAGGTATTCCGTTTGTTGGGTTTTCTAATGTGATAATACTGTCAACGGATAAGACATTTGTTTGTGGTAATACTAACTGTAAAAAAGGTCTCACATCCGAAGGACTTATAGTTTTAGAAAAATAACTTGTTTTACCGTTAATAACTAATTCCCTCTTTGTTATTGTGTAGTCTACTAAGTCACCATTACCATTAAAATTAGGTACAATAGTTCTATTAGGTATACCACCTACAGTAAAAGGTGAATTAAAATCGATATCATCTAAATTCTCAAAAACTTGTCCACCACCTAGTACTTGTGCGTTACTTCTTAATACTGGTGTGTATCTAGTATCGTAAGTATCACCAAAGACAGGTACCGTTACTTGAAAGTCTACCAATGTTACCGAAGGTCTTTGACCTGGTATTTTTATACCCATGGTTCTAGCCATACTCAATAAAGACTTTCTTTCTTGTGCGTATTCTATTTGGGTCTCATTATACATTCTGTCAGTATGGTATGATAACATATCAGCTACAGCCGCGTTTAGTTCTATCAACATTGTACCAACAGAAGAATCACTAAAATCAGAAAATATTTCTGGATAATATTTTTTAATGAAAACAAATAACTCTGACCTAACATCAGCGAAATTCCTAGCTAAATAATTAATTTTTTTCTGTGCCATATTAAAGTTCTATTGTAATAAAATCAGTTTCAGTAAAAGTACCGTTAGTTATTGTATATTCTAATTTAACAATAACTGAGTGGTCATTTCCTTCTATTGGAATAACTTCTAATCTATCTACTTTTAAATTAGGTATATACCTATCTATAGCTTTTTGTATCTCATTTCTTATATCGTTTTGAACTGTAACAATATTAGGTTCAAAGAGATATTTTTTTAAATCAGTACCAAAATCTGGTGAATATAATCTTTCACCCTTATTAGTTAATAAAAGATGCATTAAATTAGATTTAACAGCTCTCTTATTTTGTCTATTCATATCAATGAAATAACCCTTTTCAGAATCATAAAAAGGAAATCTAATATTAATGAAAGATTCAGCCATAGTATTTTTTATTATAAATATCTAATAAATTAATTTATACAATAATTGAGAAATGTAAATTTTAAGCATAAAAAACCCCCAATTA